AGCATTTCATCCAGAGGTGTTGCTTGTCCCATCCATGATTAACTGGTAGTTGAGGAGGTTTCGTGGCTAAACAAGCCAAGAAGGTGCTAGGGGCTGCCGACGCTGTCGGCTACCCTGGTGCTACTCCTCTACAGATGACGTGGAACAGTTTCGACGGTTCCATGTCCTCTCTGTCCAATCCATGGCCACCTCCTCCCGGTTTCCGGGGGGATGTTGGTGGTCCGTGGGTGCAAGATTACGTTTCCGACATCCGGAATAAAACCCGGGTTGACGTTACCTACCTCGGTAGGCGCGTTGTTGGAGACGTAGCACTCACGTTCACGCCTAATGTCGCGCCCGAAGAAGCGGCTCTGAAAACAGAGGCGCAGGCTCGGGCATACGGCACTACGGCAATTGCTCAAACAGAGCCGACCGCTGAGTATTTTAGCGGTGCGTTGGCTTTGGGTGAGCTAGTGAAGGATGGACTACCAGGCGGCGCCACTATCCATGCAATGCGTGATAAGGTCGCTACCGCCCGTTCATCGGGCGATGCGTATCTTGACGCAGAGTTTGGGTGGCTCCCTTTAGTACGTGACGTGAAAACTCTTTGCAAAGCTGTAAAGCAGAGCGATGAGATCATGCGCGCGTACATGAAGGGGTCGGAGAAAAGAATCCGACGCCGTATTGGTATGCCGTCAACAAGTACTGCTGGATCGTTCACTGGGGGGATTTATTCCCTTGGTCCAGATTTCGGTAGTACTGTTGGTAATACAGCGGCATACCGCCAGGGTCTCACCACATGGAGGTCCTCTACGAGGACCTACTTCAGTGGGGCTTTCCGCTACCATCTGCCCGTTAGTGCAGCAGCCTCAGGTATATCGAGGTTTGCGCTCGAAGCGCGTAAGGTGTACGGAATTGAGCTAAGTCCGGAGGTAATCTGGAATTTAGCTCCCTGGTCATGGGCCTACGACTGGTTTGGCAACGTTGGCGATGTCATGCACAACGTCAGCGCCCTCGGTCGTGATGGCTTGGTGGTGGAGTACGGGTACGTCATGGACGGCCGTGTGACAGAGATCGACTCAGTCGTTGTCTCGAATCACGGTACGCATACGCGGTCACAGAAGAAAGTGGCCCGTCGGCGTTACTCCAAACTATCACCATATGGGTTTGGCGTCAACTGGTCAGGACTCAGTCCTAAGCAGTTGGCCATCACCGCAGCCCTGGGGCTCTCACGAGCTCCGTTTTAGGGACGGTGACCGGCTCCTCTAATCCTGGAGGGGTTATACAACCACAGCTACGGTTTAACCAACCGTGGTTTCCCGAAAGAGAGAAGCCTCTTGGCTTTCACAGATCCCCAGACCGTGACGTTCAACGCCGTGGCTACTGCTTTGCCGCGGACGTCGTTCGCCGTGAACTCAGGCGAGTTCACCAAGGACGACGGTCTTCTGAAGCTGTCGGTAAATCACACTGCCTCTAAGGGCAAGGTGCGACGCTTCATTAGCTTGACTCACTCCAAGGTTGCTGCAGACCCCTTGCAGGCCTCAATCAACGTTCGCCTTCAGGCGCGTGCTTTCCTTGTCATGGAAACACCGCCCTACGGCTACAGCGTTGCTGAGGCGAAGCAGGTTGTGGATGCCCTCACGGGCTACCTCACTGGTTCCGCTGGAGCGCGTGCCACCCAGTGGTTGGGTGGAGAAATCTAGAGCCTAATCAGCTCTTAGACACGCAGGTCACGTCCGGTAACGGACGGGGATAGAGGCTAGAGACCAGCGACCCCCTCTTAGGAGGCACTGATTAATAGCTCGAAAGCTCTCTGGAAGGAGCTAGCAGACGAATCTGCTAGCATCTGCTGCACCAGCGCTACTCTCGACTACAAAAAGCTCGAGAGTCGTGTCGAGGACGAAGGGTTATCGTTTTTGACGATAACCTTACCAAGCTTTGGACAGGAGTTTCTAGCCTGTCTATCGCGAGGGAAAGTTGAGCCCAGCTCTTTTCCCGGCTTCCGCCGGAAGAGTGGTCTCCCCCTATTCTTAGGGGGTTTCCTGGCTCAAGTCTTCGACACTAGTGGTGTTCTGCTCGATGATCCCTCTCTGGACTGTATAAACTCCGTTCTACAGCTGACGCTGATGTTCGGAAAAGTCCAGCTACCCTGTGCACCGCATAGGGTTGAGGCGGCCGTGAGGTCGTACATCGAGGTTGATTCGGAGGTTCGGATTAGTGCGGACACTCAAGATACGAGAGACCGTGAGGCCTTTCGCAGAGTGGCTCTACTCCTGTTCAGTGATATTGCTACTAATGTTGACGATCTTGTTAACACTGGTAGCGTTACTGGGCGGCATGGTCCGGGTGCAACAGCTGACTCCTTGGTAGGAAACTCCAAGTGGGCCAACAGTGCCTGGACGGCGCGTTTAGAAGCCGTGTTCCCTTATGTGGACCATGTGCTTCCGTCGGTCAGATACTGGCCGGCGGCGCAAGATGCGACCTACCCGAACCCGGAGGACGAGCGACCCGTTCGGGTCGTATTCGTTCCCAAGACGCTAAAGACTCCCAGGGTCATCGCTATTGAGCCAACCTGCATGCAATACATGCAGCAGGCGCTCGCTAGCGAACTGATCAAGTACTTGGAGCGACCAGTTGTGGGAAACCGCGATAACGTCGTTGCCGGTATGATTGGATTTAGCGACCAGGGCCCTAATAGGGATCTGGCCCGCGAAGGATCGGTCAGTGGTGAACTTGCCACTATAGACTTGTCCGACGCATCCGATCGAGTCTCAGTTCAGCATGTAGAGGATCTGTTCTGGTATCATCCTTCCTTGTTGGAGGGTGTGCTGAGCGTGAGGTCCACGAAGGCTGAAGTACGAGGTAAAGGTGTTCTTTCCCTTGCCAAGTACGCGTCCATGGGCTCCGCACTTACTTTTCCGTTGGAGGCGATGGTGTTCCTAACCATCATCTTCGTCGGGATTGAACGTGCGACAGGACAACCACTAACGCGTGAGTCTATCAAGGCTTACGCGTCGCGCGTTAGAGTCTATGGGGACGACATTGTCGTTCCTGCCGCTCTGGTGCATACCGTGATTTCGCAACTTGAGACCTTCGGGTTGAAAGTCAATGCGAACAAGTCTTACTGGACTGGAAAGTTCAGAGAGTCTTGCGGTGGGAATTACTACGATGGGCACTGGGTAACCCCGGTGCGTGTCCGACGTATCCTACCAGAATCACGGGTTGACACAAAGGGGGTGATCTCAGCGGTTTCGCTTCGCAACCAGTTGTATTTCGCTGGTTACTGGAAGACCGCTGCGTGGATGGACAGGAAGCTGGCAGGGATGCTAGGCTATTTCCCCACCGTTCATCCTTCATCACCACTTCTGGGTCGGCATTCTCTCCTCCCAATCCAGGGGGAGAAGATGTCCGAGTTTACTCACGCTCCTATCAGTAGGGGTTGGGTATTGCACTCTCAGCCACCAGATTCCAAACTGGATGGTTGGGGAGCGCTCCGGAAGTGTCTGAGTCCTGGGCGGAATGAACCGTTCCAGGATCCTCAGCACCTTTCGCGTCAAGGCCGACCAAAGCAGGGCCAGCTTAAACTGCGGTGGAGGACGCCGGTTGGAACCGGCGTCGAGTGGCTACCTTCCAGTAGCCACAGCGCAACGTCTTCGGACTGACGCGCTTCTGGAGCTAGCG